GATTGATTTCTTCTACGACTACGTCTGTGACCTTTCGACCGCCAACGTAGATATTGAATGTAGGGGTTTCATTCTGAGACTTTCCGTTCTTTGCTGACTGCATAGAAAACGCTGCCATAACAGCTTTATATACACCCTGTTCAATACCCGCTATAATTTGCTGCTGGTTTGCGACGGTAGTTTTATTTCCCATCTTTCCTACCAATTCAGGACCAGCTTCATTTGCCATGAACATTTCTCCTGTTTTTGGAAATCCACCGCTTGCATACCATTCAACATCCAGTTTTGGTATCTGAAATGTTTTTCCCAGAAATTTATATGGTGATGTGCTGAATTTCAAATGCGGCAATGCAAAATGAGGTATTGATATTTTCCAGTTCACAACCTTATTTACCAGCCAGTCTTTCGCCTGACCTAAAACACCGGAAACCTTGTCCCAAGCACCTACGGCATTTGCTCGGAAAGTAGCTGTTTTGCTTTTAACGCTGTCATACAATGTACGTGCGTTACGTGCTATACCGCTCCAGTCACCCGAAGCTCTTGCAGTATAATCTGCAGCTCTATTCTTGATATTTCTTCCGAATTCCCCAAGATAATTTTTGATTCTGTCCCAAGCACCGCGTGCGTTCGCAGTATAATCAGCTGACTTACTTTTGATTTTATCAACAACTGTTCTCCCATATGCTTTCAGTTTATTCCATGCACCTACAGCTTTTGCTTTGAATGTGTAAGTGGTATTTTTGGCCTGATTTTTCACTTTATCCAGTGCTGCATCAAGTTTATCCCAGCCGCCTTTTAACGTTGCTGAAACGTTAGCAACGATAGAGTTATTTTTTACTTTATCCCAGGCACCTTGAACGGAATCCCATAAATCTTTTCCGGTACTTAAAACTTTCGTGCCTATACCCAATACTTTGTCACCCAGATTATCCCAGGCATCTTTAATGCCGCTCCAGATTTTTTTCGCAATTTCTGCAATATTTCCTGGAATATCCGCAATGCCTTGCAATAATCCTGCAATACATTGTTTGCCTAAATCCGCAAATACTGTTGAAGGTGAATGAATGCCGAATGCTTTCTTAAAACCATCGACAAATGGATCTAAAATATTTTCCTTTATCCAATTCCCTACGTTTTCGAGTGCGTCCGTAATTCCTTTAAATATGCCTTTTACGAGGCTTCCACCGCACTCGTCTTTTTTCTCCATGAAGTAGTTGTAGATTTCACCTGGAATATCCCCCAGCAATCCGGCTACGAAAGCTGCGGCTCCTCCTGCGATACTTCCTGCTGCTTCGGCTGCTTTCTGCAAGATTCCTTTCCAGTCAACAGCCAAGATTGCAGTCTTAACGGATTCTCCGAGATTCTTCCAATCCACATTCTGTACCGCCTCACAAAAGGATGTAAGAAGACCTTTCATCGTATCGGAAGCTGTTTTTCCAAGCATCGACCAGTCTATGTTTTTGATAGTACTGTCAATAGTTTCTCCAACAGATTTTCCGAATTTACTCCAGTCAAAATTGGTCACAAAGGTAGAGGCTGTTCCTACTGCAGTATTCACACCTTCTGCAATCGTCTTTCCTACAAGTCTCCAATCTGTTCCTTCCATGAAACCATTAAGGAATGTTGCTACTGATTTTGCAATCTTATTGCAGGTCTTTTTGATATCATCCCATGGGATATTTTCAAGGGCCGCATTAAGCTTCTGTCCGGCAATTTTTCCTATTTCCGTGAAATCTGCGTTTGCCCATGCATCCTTGATCATCTGGGCGAAATTTGCATATTTATTTGTAACTTCGTTCTCTTCGAAACTTCCGCCGTCACTTCCGGATGATCCACCGGAACTGCTTTTGCTGTCATCATCCAGCTTATTGATCTCATCAAACCCCATCAGGGATTTTTTGACCTTATCTGCCGCATTAGCTGCAGAATCACCGGTCTTGTCCAGACTGGCGGCATAATCTTTCTGCACCTTAGAGGCAGTAGTGTATGTCTTCTGTCCAGTAAGAGCTGCAAAGAACTGCCCAACAACATTGCATGCCTGCACCAGATAATTTATCAGCGTTGATAATGCCGGTGTGATCGTATTGAGAATTGGGGAAAATGCAGTCGCAAGGCTGTTTTTCAACTGCTGCAATCCGCCTGATAATTCTGAAAGATTTGCGTTTGTTTCGCTGTTCTTCTTTGCAAGGTTCTTGAAACCATCTACCAGGGCATTTCGAAGCTTGCTGAACAATGCATACATACTTCGAATACCAAGACCGTATTTGAGTAATTTTCCAATTCCACCACTGAGAGCATTATTTCCTTGCTTGATTCCTCCGGCAAATTTCCGGATTCCTGGCAATCCGGTTGTGAACTTTTTAAGTAATGCCCCGAATGCACCGGATGCTGTTTTTATAGCGGGACCGACACCTTTCATAACAGCACTCATAGCTTTAAATGCTCTCGAGCCGATATATGCAGCACTGGACGCAACCTGACCGACGACCGGAATACTCTGGATTGCAGACACTGCAGCTGCCTGTGCTTTTCGAATACTGGCTGTCATATCTTCAAATGCTGCTTGGGCTGTCGCTCCCATGGTTGCAAATACACTTCCATCCGCAAGATGCGGTGTCTGGATATCTGTACCACTGTTCTCCATGCTCCTTCGTTCTGCATTGTATTCTCGCAGTCGGTTCGTAAGATCTGAAAGTGCAACTCCATCCCTCTGATATTGTTCAGACTCCTGCAAGTTGGAGCCATCCAGCAACATAGAACTTCTGAGGTCTTTGTATTCTTTCAATTTGTTCCGCATGATAGACAGCTGGTTTGTGTTCTCACGGTACTGATCCGTCGGTATCATTGCTTTTCCGTTATCCTCAAGGTCTTTCATTTCACCTTTTAGATATTTCATTTCCGTTTCAACTTCTTTGATTTGCTCCGTCAGACCAGTCATTGCACCACCGTCGCCAGGCTTAAATCCGAGATCCAACCATTCTCTTTGCTTCGCAATTAACTTCTCCAGTCTTGCCTGTGCATCATCATAATGAGCCTTCACTTCGCTGTAATCAGCACTCGGAACCGTCGCTTTTCCTGCTGCCTCTAATGCCTTCTGCTTTTCTTCCAGCTTTGCGTAAGCGGATTCGCTCTTTGCAATATTGGCTTCTAGGTCTTTAAACTCCTGTGTTGGCACAAAACGCTTGCTCGCATCCATGCTGTTCATTTTCTGGATCAGTTTTTCCTGCTCCATCTCTGTTTTTGCAATAGTATTGCATAACTGTTCATATTCTGGATTGTATACACGGATGCCTGCTGCGACCTGTGCTTCCCTGACATAGTCTCTTATCTGTCCGGTAGCCTGCTTCCAGATCGTACCATTGACCATATCTTTCCAGGAACTTTTTATAAGGTTCTGCATATTTTGAATCATTTGCATATTTTCGCTCATTGTCTGGCGAACTGGTTCCTGAGTTTCATTCATGCTGTTGTTGATATCTGCGGCTGTACTTCTGACAATATCTTCTGTCTCTTTTGCCGACTGTCTCAGATCATCATTCTGAAACACTGGTTGTGACTGCTGCACCGCATCCTGCATATTCTTAATAGCTTTTACGGAACTGTCCGTATTCAATGCATCTTCCGGTGTTTGCAACTCACTCAGGCTCTTTTTAACGTTTCTCATCGCCTCCGACAGTTCGGCACTTGCCGCACTGCCAGGTGTTTCGATTTTTGATGTGCTGGTGTTCATCTGAGAAACTGTGTTATTCACAACGCTTGTAGCTTCTCTCATTGCCTGTTTCAGTTTTGCGTTGTTTGCCTCAATGATGACTTTCATTCTGTGCAGTGTATCACTCAATCTTCACACCTCCTTCCCTTTTCACTATTTCTTATTGATGTCTTCGTCTGTTGAACTCTGCGGCATATAAGCGGCGGTTTTCGGCAGCTGTTACAACCTGTTCTTCTTGCTTGCTTTCCTCGAACTGTTCTCGTTCTTCCCTGAACAGTTCCGGGTAGAAGTCCCATGGTTTGCGTGCTTTGTTTTCTGAATTCAAATACCTGCCAATATGCTCTGCGATACTTTCCGCCTGTATGAACTGCTGCAGGATCTTAATCTTTGCACGCCTCCCATAGCTCCGGATGCAGTCATGGACTTCCGGGATAGACATATTCCAGAAGTCCTGCACCTTGATTCCTGCATCCAATGCATCTTCGTATAGTTTCCAGATTTCTTCGGTGACTGTTTCTGTTACAGGATCACATCTGCCTGATCCAGATCTTTCATCAGGCTCTCTGCCATCGCCGGCGTAAAAAAACCGGATACCGCCATAGTCGGCATAATTACTTTTGCCATGAAATCAAACTGACTGCCGCCTTCTTCCAGCCACTTGTCGTACAGCTTTGTTACTTTGTCGAACGTTGTACCGTGTTCCCATGGCTCGATAGCTGCCTGGGCAATCGTCAGCATAACACCAAGCGGCGGAATATCATTCGCCGTTACCAGCGTCATAATATTGGTACGGTATTTGTTTTCCAGTTTTGTGATCATACCGGTATTAAGTTTCATTTTGTGCTGTACACCTGCCACTTCCCAGTAATGAAATGGTGGTCTTTTTTTCTTTGTTTCTTCGATAGATGTTACTTTTTCTGTTTCTTCTTTCTGGAATTCTTCATCCAGTCCTTCTAATCTTTCCATTGATCGCCCCTCCTTATGACGGATCTGTAACTTTCAGATCACTGCAGATTGTCATCTTTGCTTCTACTTCAACAACTCCGTTCACACCGCCGCCCGTACGTTTTACGGACACTTCTGCGTCATATTCCGTGGTTGTGCCATCTTTTAATGTTTCTTTGAAACTAAGTACTTTGTCAGATTCCTGTGCTTTTCGAAGAATGCGATACGCACTGGTTGCCGCTCCATTTTCATACTTGAATTTGTATGTCATGTCTCCAAGATCACCAATACCATTCTCGTACTGTTTATTTTTATCGTTCAGACCGGTATTTTCTACTTTTTCCGGTTCAACACCACAGTCCGGGATCTCTTTCAACCCTGGAAGTTCTTTGTAAGCACCAGTTGCGTCACTTTTTTCCTTGTACTCAAGTTTTGCTCCATTTGCCAGCATATTCTTCACGCTCCTTTTCTAGTTCGGCCAGAATACTTCTTCTGACTCCATATCAATGATTGCTTCATATCTCATTACTTTATGTTTCAACCCGGATGGATCCGGGGTGTCCTGACACAGGGTACGCACCAGCCCAAGTGCTGCCAGTGCCTTGTCTACCTTGAGTGCAGATTCGGACGTAGAGCGGTTATGCCAGATATCTACACGATATCGTACATAGCTCTTTTCCTCTCCCTGTGCGGTATGTTCATATACCTTGTTATCTTCTTCGGTGTACTGCACTGCCGGAAGCTCTGCCCAGTCTTTTGGGTACTGGTCTGTTACATTCCCAAACGCT